CGTACGCTACCACAGTCAAGCCACAATTTGTAACCTGATTATAATTCGTAAACGTGGGCACGTTGCCTCTAGGCTTTGCTCTCAATGGAAAGAAATATGTGGTGAGTGTATTAGCCACTGTATTCTTAGGAAGGACATATAACAAATGTGGTCTCTTCCATAGTGCTCGAAATGTGGTTATACTCTCTCCAGCATACACCGCCATCTGTTGTGAGCTCCTTTGATCACCTCCTGCTGAATACTCAACAGACGTATCATTCGGCATCTGGCAATCCTCCGCACAGTCAGTTTCCATCGCTCCAGCTTGCGTGGTCAAATTCCTAAACACAGCATCAGTATAAGATCTTTCTGGACACATCACCTTAAAATCATCCTTAAAACTTCCGTAAACATTAATTTCAATTGGTTGAGTCGTCGTACTTGGGACTGTAAGCTCGTTCAATACATAAATAGCTATCTGTCCATTTGCAAACACATTTGATCCTGCGATGTCTAGACCCGTGTCAGTATATGACTGTGAAGGCCATGTAGGAGGAGTGTTCAAAAAAGTCCGTGACTGCGACCAAGGAATATCTATAACCAATTCCTTCGTATCTGAAATATCCATGATGTATGTGTGTTGTATGTTCGACTCTGGTGCTGCGTCTGTAGTGTTGGGATCATAAACTATTTGCAATCTACCTTTATGAAAAGAAGATGCAACCACTTCGATTTTCAATACAAAAGTTCCTGTCCAGTAAGCAAAATCAAAAGTAGGCAATGCGTATGAAGGATATGCTGATGCAACCAATGTACCATGTGCCACCCTGTGAAGGGGCCAAGCACGTATTGTAGTCAACTTGGTCCCCGTTATCTGTGTGGATAACCACTGCGTACTCCTCAAGTAATTGTTAATCGATGCTAAGTATGTGAAAGAAGTTTCTTCCTTACCCGCCAAACCCATCACTCGAGTGTCTACTGTCACTTCGTTCTTTGCATCCAAAGATAGCTTCGTGCCATTATCTACAACATCATAATTTGCTAGATTGCATATGTGACGTGGCATCATCTTCATGGGTTGTACTACTGTCGTGGGACGACTATACCCAAATGCCTTTGCCATCGATGCGACCATCCCTGCACTATTAGCTACTGCCATGGCATAGGGAGATAGCGATCCCAACATAGGAGAAATTGCAATTGCGGCATTAGAAATAACAGAGGCA